CCGAAATCCCGGAATGGCGATTGCAGCTCGAACGAATGGAGCAGGAACGGCGGGAGCAAGAACGCCTGCGGCAGATTGAGGAGCGCGAGCGCGAGCACCGGGAACGGGAGCGCAAATTGCGCGAACAGGCCGCAGCGGCCGATCGCGCGCGATATAGGGATCTCCTGCGCCAGCCCGACAAATATCAAGGAATCCTGCTCAAATTTACCGGAAAGGTCGTGCAATCTGTCCAGCACGGCGACTTGTTCGCCTTGCGCGTCAATATCAACCGCAGCGGCGGTGTATGGGTCGACACCATCTGGGTCGATTACGTGCGCCCCAAGCATGAGCGCAGGCGCATCGTCGATGACGACCTGGTGAGCTTGCGCGGCCGATTGGTCGGCATCAAAAGCTACGTATCGATTGCCGGCCAGACGATCCAAATCCCCCATATTATCGCCTGCGATCTGCGCCCAGAGGGCGTGACCGTCCTCACAGCCCCCGCGAATTGCTAGCAAAAATGCCCGTTTTTCTGGCGGGTGGATAACGCCTCCCCGGCCCATACATTTCGTGTTGACATTCTTCTATACGTTTTGTATAGATAAGCGCAGGCAGGGAGGTCGCCTATGAAATACGCCCGCCATCGCTGGATCGATCGCCACCGCACCTATGGTTCATGGCGCGCGCGCTGCGCGCGCTGCGGTTTGGAGCGCGATCAACGCTTCGCCTACGGCCGCCATTGGAACGAGTGGCGCCAGGCTGGCGGCGAATGGTTCATCGCTGCGCAAACGCCGGCCTGCGAGGTCATGCCGTCAATCAGCGGAGCCGATCGATCCAGCGATGGCGCAGGCAGGGAGGTCGCCCTATGAAATACGCCTTCACCGTTGAGGCCCTGATCGGGATCGCGCTGTTGACCGCCGTGGTGCTGGCCGCGGCGCAGGTGGCGCAAAAATTCTCCGTCGTCATCGCGGTGCTGCCATGACGCAGGTGCGCACCGACCGAGACATCTACCTCATCCGCTGCCGCCACGGCCGCGCCGACTACATCCGCGAGCGCGATGTGGCCGCCTGCGATCGCAAGACCACGGTCGAGGACATTGCCTCGGGCGAGGTCGAGCACGTGATCGCGGTCTATTGCTTCAACCCCGAGGATGGCTGGGCGCGCGACGTGAGCGAGGACATCGCCCACGACGTGCTCGCCTACTGCCGCGACCGCTACGGCGAGGTGCCGTCGCACGTCGCCGACTTCGTCACCGAATTCATGCCGTTCTGACGATGATGCTTCGCGAGGAGCAGCTGCATTCGCTATGACGCGCAAACTCACCCCCGACTACCGCCTCACCGCGCAGGATATTGAGCGCGCGATGAAGGCGGGGGCGTGCGAAGTGCCGCCGGTCGGAACACGCTTGGCCAATCTGTCGCGTTATGAACTGCAATGGGCGGCGCTGAACATCCCGGACCTCACTCAGCAGGAAGCCGTCTTATTGCAGCGCCTGTGCGGCGCGCGGGCGTGGTGGCGCAACGGCAAGATGCATCGCGAGCGCGGGCCTGCAGTGATCCGGGCCGACGGCACGCGCGAATGGTGGCGCGATGGCAAATGGATTCACGAGGAGCAGCCGCGATGACCAACATCCCGATCACCAGCACCGCCGCCGCGCCCGCAAGCCTGGCGCTCGGCCTGCACGAGGCGATCTTCGCCCACTTTCGGCAACACGGCAACGACGGCCAGGCCTGCGCGCAGATCATCGAGGCCATCGTCGCGCTGGCGCGCGACTACGAGCAGGCGGATCGGCATTTCCGCTGGCGACTAATCCGCAAATTGGCGGAGGCGCGGCGAGTTCCAACGAGTGGAGAGTTAGGAGACGCAAAATGAGCCAAGCCAATCTCATTAGGCCGGAAGAAACGGCATCGCGAGCAATCGAGCAGGAGGCCGCGGCCATCACCCCATTGCAGATGCTCGACCGCGCCATTGCATCCGGCGCGGACATGGAGGTTTTGACCAAGCTGATGGACCTATATGAGCGGTGGCAGGCGAATCAGGCGCGCCGCGCGTTCAACGAGGCCATTGCCGCGGCCAAGGCGGAAATCCCGGTGATTATCAAGAACCGCGAGGTGGATTTCATCTCGCAGAAGGGCCGCACGCACTATCGCTATGAGGATTTTGCCGGCATCGCGCGCGTCATCGACCCGATCCTCGCCAAGCATGGGCTATCCTATCGATTCCGGACCACCGCTGCCAATGGCGTTCTGACCGTCACTTGTGTTCTCTCGCATGTCGCCGGCTATGCCGAGGAAAACAGTCTGCCGGCCTCCTACGATGAGACCGGCAACAAGAACCCGATCCAGACGATAGGATCGACGCAGACCTATCTGCAACGCTACACGCTCAAGGCCGCGCTGGGTCTTGCCGCGTCCGACGATGACGACGGGCGGGCTGCGGCGGCCGCGGAAACCATCTCGCCCGAGCAGGTGGCCGAATTGCAGGACCTGATCGCCGCCTACGGCGCGCCGAAGGAGAAATTCCTCAAGTACCTGAAGATCGAGAGCCTGGTCGAATTGCCGGCGGCGCAATTTGCGGAGGCCAAGGCGGCGCTCGAGCGCTGGAAGGCCGGCCAGGCAACTCAGGCCAAGAAGGCCACGCCATGACCGAGACATTGCAAGGCACGCCGGAATGGCATCTGGCCCGGCTCGGCAAGGTCACCGCCTCGCGCGTGGCCGACGTGGTGGCGCGCACGAAGAATGGCTACGGCGCTTCGCGCGCCAACTACATGGCCGAGCTGATCGCGGAGCGGCTGACTGGCACGCCGGCCCCGGATTACGTCAGCGCCGCCATGCAATGGGGGCTCGACAGGGAGCCGGAGGCGCGCATCGCTTACGAATTGTTCTATGGTTATGAGGTTGCGCCGGTCGGCTTTATCGATCATCCGAGCATTGCAATGTGCGGCGCGTCGCCGGACGGGCTGATCGGTGACGACGGACTCGTCGAGTTCAAATGCCCGAACACCGCGACGCACATCGATGCGTTGCTCGGCGCGACGATTGAGAAAAATATCTGCTGCAGATGCAATGGCAGATGGCCTGCACCGGCCGGCGCTGGTGCGATTACGTCTCCTACGACCCGCGCCTGCCGACGGAGATGCAATTGCTGGTCCAGCGCGTGGTGCGCGACGACAAGCTGATCGAGGAATTGTCTGGCGAGATCGTCGGCTTCTTGCGGGAGCTGGACGAAAAACTCGCCGCGCTGAAGGCGCGCTATCAAACCAGGCAGGCGGCATGAGACCGATCATCTGCGAATGGGACGGCGAAGCGTTGCGCCCGATCCGGCACCAGCGCAAGACGGCGGCTGGGCAATTCGTCGTCGGTCGCCGCTATGTGATGACCGCCGTCGAGCAACGATCGTGGGCGAGCCACAACCATTACTTCGCGGCGCTCAACGAGGCATGGCTCAACCTGCCTGAGGACCAGGCGGAGCGGTTCCCATCTGCTGATCATTTGCGCAAGTACGCGCTGATCAAGTGCGGCTATGCCGACGAACAATCCATCGTCTGCTCCTCGCACGCGGAGGCTCTCCGCGTGGCGGCGTTCGTCGGGCCGATCGACAGCTATGCGGTGGTCGCGATCGACGGCCGCGTCGTGCGACGATTCACCGCCAAATCGCAGTCGCGGAGCGCCATGGGCAAAGCCGAATTCGAGAGATCAAAGCGCGCCGTGCTCGACTACGTGGCTGGCCTGATCGGCACCACCGCAGAGCAGCTCGCGGATCATGCCGCGCCGGCGCCGCAACCGGAGTTTGCCTGATGCCGCGCGCCGTGAAGGAGTGGATCGGCCGCAGGCCGGAGGCTCAGCCGCCGCCGCGGGTGAAGCTGCGCATCTGGTGGCGGCAGGGCGGCCGTTGCGCCGAATGCCGGCGCGAGGTTTACGCGCGCGACAAGCCGCAGTTCGACCATGTCGTCGCGCTCGTCAACGGCGGCGAGCACCGCGAGAGCAATTTGCGCATGCTGTGCGGCTGGTGCCATGGACAAAAGACCCGCGCCGACGTGCGCGAGAAGGCGCGGGTGGCGGCGCGGGCGAAGTCGCATTTCGGGCTGCGCAGCAAGCGCAGCCGCTGGCCTTACGGCCGAAACAGCCCATGGAAAAAGAAGATCAACGGCGAG